GGTGCGCACGTAGCGACCGAGAGGAAACTGAAGGTGTGGTGGGTTAGTCCATGCCGGATACCTAAGGCAAGAGGTGCAAGCGTTACCCCCTTGCGCTTTGCACTCCGCCTCGGCACACAGGCCCGATGGATGTTCGGGATCGCGGCCTCCCGGCAGGATGAGCCTGCACGCTTGAGCTTGGGGAACTAATGGACGATACGTTTCGATCTATACCTTTCGAGCCTCGCGAACTAAAGGCTACGCCTGACGTTCTAGAGAAGATTTACGCTGCGGCTAAACTCGGCATCAAGGGAGATGCCTTGGCCTTCGCTGCTGGCCTCTTGCCGATAGAGTATCGTCGGCTTTTGCAGTTGGATAAGGCTGCGTCGATTGCCGAGGCTAAGGGTCGTGCCGACAGTGAAGTTGAGGCGGCTACCGTTTTGCGTGGAGCGGCTCTTGAGGGAGATAGCAAGGCGGCTCTCGCGCTCCTCACCCACTTGCACGATTGGGTCGCCAGGCAGCAAGTTCAGGTTGATATTAAATCGCAAATCAGCATCGTTGCGGCACTGCAAGAGGCGGAGTCTCGCGTCATCGAGGGCAGAGTATTGCGAGAGGAAACGCCTGCACTAGAACACTCGCCGAACCGGCTTTTAGAGTTAGACTCTAAGCACCATGCAACAGCCGATCTATAGCCCCGAAGACGAACAACTGCTGATGTCCAAAATCTGGGCACCCCAGATCAAGGACGACCCGGAAGCCTTTGTGCTGCTCGTGTTTCCTTGGGGGAAACCCGGCACGCCGCTAGAGCATTTCAAAGGGCCGCGCAAATGGCAGCGCAAGATACTTCGAGATATTGCTGCCCATATTGCCAAGAATAAAACCGCGACCGCCTACGAAGTCCTGCGCATGGCAACTGCTTCGGGACGCGGTATCGGTAAATCTGCGCTCGTGTCGTGGTTAATCCTGTGGATGCTTTCTACCCGGATTGGCTCAACGACGATTGTGTCGGCGAACTCGGAAGCCCAGCTCCGCTCGGTCACTTGGGCAGAAATCACCAAGTGGGCGGCCTTATTGCTCAATAGCCATTGGTTTGAGATTAGCGCGACCCGCGTGATGCCCGCTAAATGGATCGCCGAACTCGTTGAACGCGACCTCAAAGTCGGCACCCGTTACTGGTCCGTGGAAGGCCGTTTGTGGTCAGAAGAAAACCCTGACTCCTATGCCGGTGTCCACAACCAGGCAGGCGTCATGGTCATCTTCGACGAAGCCTCCGGTATCCCCGATTCCATTTGGTCGGTGACGGCAGGCTTCTTTACGGAAAACACCCCGCACCGATTTTGGTTGGCGTTCTCTAACCCCCGTCGTAACGAAGGCTACTTCTTCGAGGCGTTCCATGCGAAAAGAAACTTCTGGCAAACACAAAACATCGACGCCCGCGAAGTCGAAGACACGGACAAAGGCGTCTATGAGCAAATCATCGCGGAATACGGCGCGGACTCCAAACAAGCCAAAGTCGAAGTCTATGGGCAGTTCCCGAGCGACTCCGACGACCAGTTCATCCCTCCCAGCCTTGTTGACCAAGCAGTTTCTCGCCCACGGCACCAGGACCCAAACGCGGTACGAGTTATCGGAGTCGATCCTGCGCGAACAGGCGCAGATTCCACGGTCATCGTGGTCCGAGAAGGCCGCGATCTGGTGGCAGTCCGTCGTTACAACGGCGAAGATACGATGGCAACGGTTGGGCGAATTATTGATGCTATCGAAGAATGGCAACCCACGCTGGTGGTTTTAGACGAAGGCGGATTGGGTTATGGCATTCTTGACCGCTTAAAAGAGCAGCGGTATAAGGTCGTCAGAGGCGTCAATTTCAGTTGGAAATCTAAAACCCCGCAAATGTATGCGAATAAACGCGCAGAACTGTGGGGTTTAATGCGTGAGTGGCTGCAAAGCGCATCCATCCCGAACGATAAACAACTGAAAGCTGATTTGTCTGCACCGCACCAGAAACCGAATTCGTCAGGTTCGATCCAGTTGGAAAGCAAAAAGGAAATGAAATCCCGAGGATTGCCGTCGCCCGACGCGGCTGACGCCCTCGCGTGTACGTTTGCTTACCCGGTCGCAAACCGCGAATACCGCGAACGACCGCGCACCGTTAATGCGTATCAAGGCGGCGTCGTCAACTCATGGATGGGTGCATAAGTGGCACGTAAATCGGTCAGTTTGTCGGTCGGTCGAGGCGAAAAACAGCCGGTTTCTAAGGGCGCAGGATTGACGGCGAAAGGCCGAGCTCGGTACAACCGGGAAACCGGGAGCAAATTGAAGCCGCCCGCGCCAAACCCAAAAACGAAGAAAGATGCCGCCCGTAAAAAATCGTTTTGCTCTCGAATGTCGGGAGTGGTAAAAAAAGCAAAAGGCCCGGCAGAACGGGCAAAAGCAAGTTTGCGCAGATGGAAATGTTAAATTTTCGTCGATGTTTGGTTTGCGAGGCAGATATTAGCCATAAACGTGCCAATGCCGTTTATTGCTGCCGAAAACACAAATCGGTTGCTTTCGGCAAGCGGCGGGACTACAAAGTTGCGTATGAAAGACTGAAAGAATCTCGGCAAAAGCAAGCTCTTGACTACTATCGGAGAAACCAAGAGCGCGCAAAAGCCAGAATGCTTAAATTTCAGAAAGACAACAAACATCTTTTTTGTGCAAATTCGGCTAAACGGCGTGCTTCAAAACGTCAAGCATCCCCGAATTGGCTGTCCGAAGATGATAGATGGTTAATTAAAGAGATATACGAAACCGCTCTTGCAAGGACAAAACTGACGAAAATTGAATGGCACGTTGACCATATAGTTCCCTTAAAGCATGATTTGGTGTGCGGATTGCATGTTCCTTGGAATTTGCAAGTAATTACGGCGTCGGAAAACATTTCTAAACACAATAGGTTTGAAAATGGCCGCTAAAAAGGGCTTGTACTTCAACATCAATGCTAAACGGAAGCGTATTGCTGCCGGATCGGGCGAAAAAATGCGTAAACCGGGGTCTAAGGGCGCACCGACGGCCAAAGCGTTCCGTCAATCTGCCAAAACCGCTAAACGGAGAAAGTAAATGCCAAAGAATCCGTATGGAATGGTCGGAGTCGCCCCCGGCGCAGTCGTTGGGGACATGATTATCGGTTCCCAGAACCAGCAAAAGCAGATGCAGCGTCGTCAGATGCGCCCTGCCATGATGCGCCGCCCGGATGAGGACATTATCCGCACGACGGTCGCGTTTCGTCCCACTCCGATGCGCAGACGGGGACCGTAATGCCTCTCGTTAAATCACCGAGCAAGGCCGCATTCCGCAAAAACGTGCGGGCCGAAGTACGCGCCGGTAAGCCTGTTAAGCAGGCTGTGGCAATTGCGTATTCGGTCAAGCGCAGAGCCCAAGGCAAGAAGCGTAAATAATGGCACGCAACGACCCCACTGGTATTAAGGGCGCAGGGTACGTCTCTGCGACCCCCGAGGATCGCGGTAAAAAGTCTCGCGACCCGGCGGACATCCTAGCGACCGCCCGTCAGCGCATGACGACGGCGATTTCGGCGTATTCCGATAGCCGCGAGGATGAACTCGACGATCTGCGCTTTATGGCGGGATCGCCCGATAACCAGTGGCAGTGGCCGCAGGACGTACTGGCGACCCGTGGGTCCGTGCAGGGCCAAACGGTCAACGCACGCCCCTGTTTGACGATCAATAAGCTCCCGCAGCATGTGCGCCAGGTCACGAACGACCAGCGCCAGAATCGCCCTGCGGGCAAAGTGATTCCGGTTGATGACCAAGCCGACATTGAGGTCGCCGAGATATTCGACGGCATCGTGCGGCATATTGAGTACATCTCGGATGCCGATGTGGCTTACGACACCGCCTGTGACAACCAAGTCACCTACGGTGAAGGCTATATCCGCATCCTGACGGAATACTGCGACGAAAATACGTTCGACCAAGACTTGCGAATCGGACGCATTCGTAATTCGTTTAGCGTTTACATGGACCCGATGATCCAAGACCCCTGCGGGTCGGACGCAGAGTGGTGTTTTATCACCGAAGATGTGCCCAAAGCTGACTTTGAGCGCATGTTCCCG